TTCCAGGCACTCTGCGCGACTAACTTGTTGTTAAACGCTATTACTACCACTGGTAGTTTTACTGGTAACGCAAGCACTAATGGACCGTTTGTTTTCCTTAAAGGCGTACCTACTGCCATGAGTATCAACGGTAATGCAGTAACATTTGGCACACACGCTAATAAACTTTGCAACGGATTTAAGGTGATTAGTAGCAGTGGCAGCTATAACACAGCAGGCAGTAACTCTTATTCCATTACAACAACGGGCGATAAATTTAAATACGCCCGCGCACAACCCAACCCCTGAGGAAACATGGCTACCTATCAACTTCCCGACGGACGCACCGTGTCCACAGACATGGCATTTACTTTAAATGAGATTCAATACCCTAGTAATTGGCTGGCACTATCTAGCGCACAAGATCGTGTTGAACGTGACATTGAAGGCCCGCTGCCAGAACCTGCTTGGTATGACCAGCGCTGGTGCTGGGGATACGATGAAGATGGCAAATTGATCTGGAAAGATCATGCGCCATTGGTCATGGAATACATCAATAACGTTCGTGCTAATGCCAATGCCATGTTGCGCGAAACTGACTGGCAGGTGATCCGCGAGGCAGACAACGGCAAGGCAATGGACGTTGCCATCAAGGCCGAGCGCCAAGGCATCCGCGAGGCCGCTGGCACCAAGATTGCTGCCATCAACGCCACCGCCACCACCGCTGAGCTAGCCGCCTACATCACCAGCGCCGCATACTCAAGCTGGAGCGCACCGGAGCCAGAGCCAGAGGCGCCTGTGGTGTTCTCATCTAATACCACCACCTCAGCGTTCAGCTAGACTGACGGTGATGGTCGATTTCCGCCAGTGATTGAAGTTCTTGCTGCTGCTACTGGCGCCGTTATCGGCATTGCCGTATCCGGCCTAGGTGGAATGTTGCGCCGCGACAATGCCCCCGCCGTGGTGCGCCTTACCGCAGCGGTGGAACACATTGCTGGCGAGGTAAGTCTGATGCGCGGTGAAATGCGCGAAGATCGTACCGAGCTGTTTGGTCGTATTGGCCAAATAGAGCAACGCATCGCGGCACTTGAAGCACAACGCTAACCCGAGGTTTTCCCATGGACGCTAACACCATTGCAGCTATTGCCATTGTCGTGGCCGCTGGCTCTGAACTTATTGCCCTAAGCCCACTAAAGGCCAATAGCTGGATTCAGCTAGTTTTGCAATTTGCACGGCTTGCCTTCCCCCGTCGTTGATATGGAACTCCGGGATTTTTTCCGTTTTTATCGTGGCTTGCCGCATCAAGATGCTGCAATTAAGCAGCTTCAAGATGCAATGCCAACAGCATTGCTGACCCGTGACGCGGATTGGTATCAAACTTGGCAGGCTGGAGGAAAACAGGAAGATTTAAGTCAAGCGCTTCAGCTAATCAAAGAATTTGAAGGGTGTCAGCTCAAGGCTTACCCTGACCCATTGTCTGGCGGCGATCCATGGACTGTTGGCTATGGCACAACCAGGATCAATGGCAAACCGGTGCCGCATGATTTGACAATCACCCAAGCCAAGGCGGATCAGTTGCTTGAGGCTGAAGTGCGTGAATTTGCTGATCATATATCGGGCACCATCCCCCACTGGGGGGAAATGACATCAAATCAACGTTGTGCGCTGATCAGCTTTGCTTACAACCTAGGCGCCGGCTTCTATGGTGCCAGTGGGTTTGAAACGATCAGCCATACGTTGCACCATAGACTTTGGGATCAGGTTCCAGACGCGATGATGCTTTACCGCAACCCCGGCAGCAATGTTGAGGCCGGTCTAAAGCGCCGACGCAAGGCCGAAGGCGAACTATGGAAACGCAATCGCAAGCAAGAAACAGGCAAATTTACGCCAGCTAGCTCATTTGCTTTTAAAGTTACGCCCAATATTACCTATGGCGAATTTGCATTAAATGAAAATGCTCGTCGTTTTGTTAAACAATATCAATGCGATACAGCGCTGGAATTAGCGCAATTCATGGAAAAAACCCGTGCTGCATTTGGCGGCAAACCATTGATTATTACATCCGGTTACCGTCCACCTGCGATCAATGCTGCCGTTGGTGGCGCAACTCAATCAGAGCATTTGTACGATGCACCAGACACTGGAGCGGTTGATTTTTATATTGATGGTGTTGATGTATATCAGCTGCAAAATTGGTGCGATCGTACTTGGCTTTATTCGCTTGGCTATGGTGCGCCTAAAGGCTTTGTTCACCTTGGAATACGCCCTGGCCGTCGTAAGATTCGGTGGGACTACTAAACGCCTGTGATCCTTCCTGATTTTGAAATTCGCCATATGTGCCGCGAGCACGGCATGGTGTTGCCATACGACGAGGAACTGCTGAATCCAGCAAGTCTTGACGTAAGACTTGGCGATCGTTTGATGCTAGAGGAACAGGAGCACACCAGCCTGCGAATCCACAGCATTGCCAGCGCAACGGCCGAAGATCCATTTTTGCTGATGCCCGGTGAATTTGTCTTGGCTGAAACCCAGGAAATTTTCAACCTGCCCGACGATATTGGGGCTCAATTTGTCCTTAAATCCAGCCGCGCTCGCCAAGGGTACAGCCATATGCTGGCTGGCTACTGCGACCCAGGCTGGCACGGCAGCAAGCTGACCCTAGAGCTACAGAACGCCCGCAGGTTTCACCCGCTGCCCCTGTACCCAGGGCTCAAGATTGGCCAAATGGTGTTCCATATGCTGGCCGCCAAGCCAACACGCAATTATGCGGTGACTGGCCGCTATAACAGCCAGCCACACGTCCAATCAAGCCTGGGCTAGTCAGCAAGCGCCTCGTCCTGCTCCATGTCGTAATCATCAAGCGCATGGGCCTCGGCCCATTGCTGCGCTTCTAGGTGACCGGCAAAAGGGCCGATCAGTACGTCTTCACCAGTGATCAGGTAGTAGGCCATGGGTCAAGGGGATGGACAGGTTTAGCGTAGCAATCCGTTACGCTAGAGGTAACGACGGCGGATTGATGGATCGTTATCTGGTCGAAGTCTCTGCCAAATTTATTTTAGATAGTGATCGAGAGCCGGAAGAACTTCCGGCTGATTTATATTCGCGTATTTCAGAATATATTCCAGACAATGATTTGATGGATTTAGAGGTAGAAGTTTTTTGTTTCCCTACCAATGGATCATCAAATTGATGGCTCTGAACTGGTCCCCAAGAAAACCAGCAAATCACGCTACCGGCAACGCATTTTAAGGGCATGGGATAATTGCTGCGCTTATTGTGATGAGCCATTAGGCAAGAACGCAACGCTTGATCACGTCAAACCCCGCAGCCTAGGCGGTGAAACCGTTGAAACCAATTTGGTAGCTTGTTGTTTGCATTGCAACAGCATGAAATCATCGCATGATGTTTTCGCTTGGTATCGCAGCCAGACATTTTATTGTCTGACCCGTGAAATCCGACTACATGACTGGATTACCCGCGATCTGACATAGATTCGGCGTACATTTGCGCCATCCATAAATCTTCGCAATACCTGCACACACCATTGCGGCAGGCTCTGTAGTACATTTCACCGCGTTCATTTTCTAACTGCTCAACGTAGCAATCATTAGTCACCTCGTACCGGGTCAGAATGGAAGTGAAACAGTTCACATCTGCGTGCAAATCTTCCACTAGTATGACAAGCCTCGGGAAAACCGAGATCGCAGTTGTTTGCGCTTGGTAACCAATGGATGCATTCCCAGCATTTCCTTTTGTCGTCGTCTGGTTTGCCAGTGCGAAACTCATGGTAAACACTTTGGGCCTTGATGACGGCCAAGCGTAAGCTCATCGTTTCCAGATCCTGTCGCATCTGTTGCGCTTTATTTGGGCCTAGTCTTATTCGGCATTGCCAATTGCTGGTCAGCTCATAGCGTTCCAGCAGCAAGCGGCCACCGTGCAGTGCGATCATGGGAAAATTACGACCGCCTTAGTTTGGCTTGCACAGGTTAAGGCTGCAATTGGTCTAGGTACCATGCCGCCTTGCCGAGCGACTCAAGGCCGCCCTTATGCTTTTCGCGCCATAGGTATTTAAACGCATTGCCCTTGCAAAACCCTGCAAATTCTTCCGGCGTTAATGCCGACTTAATTGCATCAATGCATTCAATTTTCCCTTGCCGGTAGTGAGGTGGATCGTTGATTAAATCCATTTTCCAAATAAATGCAAACGAATAACTTCTAATGCAGCCGCAGCTTCAACTGCTAAATCAATTGTTTCAGTGGCGCCAATTGCAATTGCAATATCATGAATTACATCATCATATTGTGTATCCCTTGCGTTGACAGCTACATCAGCCGCAAACTCCTGCCATAGTCCTGTATATAACCCATTAGTGCGACCGCTGCGATCATAAAGTTGATCGATCAAATCGGCGCGTCTCTGCTGCAGTTGCCATGCATTTACCATAATCTTCGGCGCTGGTTGGATTTAGAAAAAGTGGGCCGTGCATGAGTTTAACGCCATCCATCCACCATGGGCGGAATACGGGCATTAAAAACATGCAATCGGAATCAATGCCCCAAGTCGTCATGGTTCTATTGCCTGCCGCAGCTGCAACAGCTCAATGCATCTGCTGGAGCCATAACGGCCAGCATGGCTAAGCTCGTCAATCCTGGCATCGATTAGATACTGGATCCTACGGCGTTCCTCTTGCTGGCCAGCCTTAAACAAGCCGCTATCGGTCAAAATCCGCTGGATCCTGCCTAATGTTGTGTTAGTCATCGAGCAATTCCCATGCTGCTGTTGGCCATCTGTTGCTTGCATAACGTAAAGCCTCGCTAGGTGATGGTGCGTTGAGTGTTGTTTTCATTGGCAATGATCCAGGTATCTTTACCAATATTCGGTAAGGCTTAACTTGATCTTGTGGCCGCGGCCGACTAATGCCTTCGCCCAGATTAGGGCAAACTGGTTCGTCGTTTTGAAATAAAAAAGAAGAAAAATCAGGCATGATCAAAAGAAGAACAATCAGTTGCAAATGTTGCGCCAGCCTCAGGAATACCAAGGCCGCAACTGTCTTCATACCAATGAACGCATTGATCACAGGAAACTACTAAAGCAACCTTACTGGCGCCAACAAGGCCACGCAATTGCGAGCGCAATTGACGTAAATCGCGCAATTCTTCCACCCAATCAAGCGGCACCTCAATGGTGCTAAATCTATGGCCACAATCTTGGCAGCCATAGCGCCTAGACCTAGAACCCTCGCGGTTGGGTTCTGTGTTAAGCATTCGGATTCGACCGCCGCATTTAGGGCATGTTGGTTTCATTTGGCTGGTTTCCATCCATAGTGATTTAGCCATTTACGCAAAGCATCACCAGTTGGTGTGCCAGGCGGCCATTTAATGGCTTTTAGTAATTCACGCGGAGAATTGAAACACCGAGTGCCGGGTGCTGGGTATAACGTAAACCAAATCTTGTCCTT